GGGTGGCCTACAACCAGGGGAGCAAAGAGGCTGATGCATACCTGAAGGCGCTGGTAGAGACAGGTTCGGCGTCAGGGGTGACGGCAGGCCAACTGCGCCAGTACGCTGTTGATATCAGCAAGGTATCCGGCACCGAGTCGGGAGCCGCTGCGGCCTTGGTGGCGATGACCCGGGCGCGCGGCGCTGATGGGGAGATGCTGAAGACCGCTGCCGCAGCGGCGCAGAACTGGAGCAGCGCCACCGGCGAGGCCGTGGACAAGACGGCCGAGAAGTTTGCGCAGCTGCGCAAGGATCCGCTGCAGGCGGCGCTCAAGCTCAATGAGGGCATGAATTTCCTGACCCTGGGCCTGTATGAGCAGATCAAGGCGTTGGAGGATCAAGGGCGGGTGACTGAGGCGGGCGAGGTGGCGCAGAAGGCCTATGCGGAAGCCCTCAATTCCCGCTCTGCAGTGATCAAGAGCAATCTGGGCTACCTGGAGAGTGCTTGGAATTCCCTGGGTGGTGCTGCCCGTAAAGCCTGGGACAAGATGCTCAATATCGGTCGTGCGGACACCAAGGAAATGGTGCTGGAGGCGAAGAAAGCCCAACTGGCAGCACGCATGGCCAACGCGCCGTTATTGGGCAATGATGCAGCCACGGAACGTGGCAATGAGTTGTTGCGCAGCCAGATTGCTGCCCTGGAAAGCGAGATTGGGAAAGAGCGCAAGGCAGCCCAAGACCAAAAGGCGCAGGCCGATCGCGTGGACGCCACTGCGGCGTGGGACAAGCGCGGCGAGCAGTTTCTGTCACGCCAGGCGCGCATGGAGGAGGAGCTGGCGCGCGCCAAGGGTGAGGGTGTGGCCGCTGGCAAAACCCAGATTGAGATTGAAGAGCGCCTGCAGCAGATCCGCGAGAAGTACAAGGACAGGGCCGCTGGCGCGTCTGCCAAGGCCGAGAAAACTGCCTATGACAACCTGATCGCCTCGATCCGCACCAAAGGGCAGGAGATTGAGCAGCAGCTGCAGCAGGACCAGCAGCTGACCGAAAGCCAGAAGATCAGGATCAAGCTGGATCAGGAGCTGGCCCAGGGCAAGCTGAAGCTATCGGCAGCGCACCAGGCACAGGTGCGGGCAGAGATTGCGGACCTTGAGCGGATTGAGCAAAAGCAGAAGGCACGCCAGGGTAAGAAGCTGTCGGATGAGCTGCTGTCTGAGGGCTCCCCTTATGCCGCAGACTTTGTGGCGCAGCTCAATCTGTTGGGCACTGCGTATGACCGTGGCGCGATCAGCCTTGAGCGCTACACGCAGGCGCAGGAGGCGCTGATTGCCAAGCAGCCTTTTGCCCAGCAGGCGGCTGCATTGCAGCAGGCGCGTGCAGAGGCGGAGCAGTACCTGGCTGTGATGCAAAAGGCGCAGCAGCGCCAGGTGCAGGCCGTGGGCCTGGGTGACCGCCGGCGTGACTACCTGAGCGGCCTGAACCAGATTGAGGACAACTACGCCGGCCGGCGCTATGACCTCAACCAGCGCATGCAGCAGGCGCGAGACCAGCACGGCGGCACGTTGCCCGACAACATCGCCCGTTCATACGCTGAGCAGCTGGCCCTGGTGGATGAGTTCGAGCGCAAAGCCAAGGCCAGCTATGCGAGCACGTTTGAGGCCATCACCGAAGCCCAGGGCAACTGGCTCAACGGGGCAAACCGCGCTTTTGCCAACTATGCCGACAGCGCGGCCGATGTGGCTGGGCAGACCGCGAACCTGTTTACCCGTGCCTTTCAGGGCATGGAGGATGCGCTGGTGAGCTTTGTAATGACTGGGAAGATGGATTTCAAGAGCCTAGCCGAATCCATTATTTCCGACCTGATCCGCATCCAGATCCGCGCCAGCATGGTCCAGTTGCTGGGCGGTGCAAGCGGCGGCGGTGGCTTGTTCGGCGCGTTTGTGAGCGGCGTTTCCTCTTTCTTCGGGGGCGGCGCATCTGCATCCTCCAGTGCTACCGCCGCGGATGTGGGCGGCTGGATGGATGGAGGTGCAAGCCTGAGCTTTGGCGGCGGCCGTGAGCGCGGCGGTAGCGTGGCGGCCGGGACCATGTACGAAGTCAACGAAGCCGGGGACCCTGAGCTGCTGAATATCGGCCAGGAACAGTACCTGATGATGGGCCAGCAGTCGGGCAGTGTGGTGCCTTTGGCGGGATACAGCGGTGGCGCAGTGGCAAATGCTGGTGGCGGCCAGGCTGCTGCACCCATGCAGATTGATGTGCAGGTGATCAACCAAGGCCAGCCGGCCCAGGCGGAGGCGACTGTCGAGCGCCAGCCTGACGGGCGTGCCCTGGTGAAGGTGATCCTGCGTGAGGTGGCCGGCGATATGGCGGCTGGTGGTGTTACCGCGCGGGCTGTCAAGCAGCGCTTTGCTCTGCAGGAGGCCTGACCATGGCGCAGCTACCTGATTACGTGACCATGCTGCTCGATGAGGCCGGTGAAGAGTTTGATCCGGGCGTGGTCAAAAGCGAGATGGAGCGCGGCCTGCCAAAGATGCGGGTTGGCACCAGTCGCGTGGTGGTGAGCGTCAGTGCGGCGCTGCTGTTTGACAGCGCTGAAGACGCCGGCCGGTTTGAGGATTGGTACTTCAACGATATCGGCCGGATTGGCTTTTTCACCTGGACAGATCCGCGCACCGGCGGCACGCGCACCGGCCGCTTCAAGGATGGTGCCATCGGCAAGCTGGTGCCCACGATTGCCGAGTACGCGCAAAGCAAGCGCTCCGTCACCCTGGAGTACCTGCGATGACCGACTTCCGCACGCGCAACCAGCGCATCACCGATGACGTTGGGTTCATCCAACTGTTGGAGGTGTCCAACCCCAGCTTTTCCGAGCCGATGCTGATCTGCAATGACGTGCAGGACTTTGTGAGCCAGGGCAAGTCCTATATCGGCCTGCCGTTCGGCTTTGATCTGCCTGACGATGTGAGTGGCAGCGCGCCGCGCATGCAACTGTCCATGGACAACGTGGGCCGCGGTGTCAGCGATGAGCTGGAGCGCCGCCAGCCCGGCACCACCACCATGGCCAAGCTGATCGTGGTGGGCCGCGATACGCCTGACCGTCATGAGCATGTGTTCTGGCTGCCCATGTCCAGTGTCAGCATCAGCGGCGCCAGTGCACAGGCCAGCTGCAGCGTGGACGAGGTCACCCGCCAGTCGGCCTGCAAGCAAATGGCCACGCCTTTCACCTTGCCGGGGATTTTCTGATGCTCGAACGCATTGAAGCCCTGGTGGGCATTGCTTATGACCCTCGCCGCATGGATTGCGCCGACCTTGCCATGCAGGTGCAGCAGCAGGTGTTTGGCCGTGCGGTGCTGCTGCCTGGGCGCCGGCCGCGCCCGCTGGACAGCGCTGCCCAGGCTCGGGAGATAGCCGCCATGGCCGCCCAGCTGGCAGACCCGGTGCCGCGCCCGCAAGATGGCGATGCCGTGCTGATGCGCGAAATAGGCGCTACGCATGCAGGCCATATCGGCACTTACTTTTTTCTGAATTACACGCCGTATGTGTTGCACGTGGCCGCCTGGATGCAGGGGGGTAGCACGCTGCACCGGTTGCAAGAGCTATCGGGCCTGGGCCTGACTGTCGAGGGGTACTACCGATGGAAATGACCCGCGCTGAAGCCGCTGCTGTGGCGGCCGTGGATGGCATGCCGGCCGAGCTGCTGGACGCCATGGGCCGCCTGGTGGTGACACCGCATGCACTGACGCAGGAGGGGCAGCGCAATGTGCCGGCGGATCTGCAGCCCGGCGAGAGCCTGGCCGTGTTCCTGGGCCGGCACGTGCCCGGTATCGAATCGGGAGCCTGGGTGGTGAGCATTGGCGGGTCCATGGTGCCGCACGCCATGTGGGCCCACGTCTACCCCAAGCACGGCATGCACATTGCCTGCCGTGCCGTGGTGGCCAAGCAGGCCGTTCAGCTGGTGGCCGTTGCCGCGCTAGCCTGGTTCTCTGGCGGTATTGCCGCCGGGATCTATGGCGCAGCGGGCGGCACCTATGTGGCCGCCTCCGCCGGGTTTGCACTGGCAGCGATCCAGGCTGGGGTTGTCATTGCCGGCTCCATGCTGATCAACAAGGTCCTCGGTCCAAAGGTGCCCAAGGTCGGTGATGTGGCCGCTGCGCGCCAGGTCTACAGCTTGAGCGGGCAGCGCAACAGTGCGCGGCTCTACGAACCTTTGCCAGTGCTGTGGGGGGAAATGCGCGTCACGCCTGACCTGGCCAGTCAGTCTTATACGTGGTCTGAAGGGGAAGACCAGTACATGTCCGTGATCTTGCTGGGTG